CCATATATTCATCAGCTCCATCATCACCTGATTTTGCAGTTTTACCATCCAAATTTTGAACGGCTTGTTCATGCGTCATACCCATTTCTCGCAAAGCACAATACTTAATAAAGCAGTTTCCTGCAGTATTAGTAGGGCCAGTGAAAGGACTCCCACTTCTAGTGCTATATCCTGGGTGGGATACTACACCATTGTTCGACACGGCCTTGTTGACGAAGACTTTCTTACACAGATCCAACAATAATACGCTATCATTTTTATTACACCAGCGTATCATCATTGGTATGGTTAAGTGTTTTTGCATCCATTCACTCCAATGTCCATCAAATTTAGGATAATCTGTTAAGATCACACCTTTGCTACTCAACTGTTGTATTATCCTAGCAATCTTATCTGGAGATTTGCCAGGGCAATACCAATCGTGTGGCTTGAGGACGTCATCAGTGAATTGGTATACATACCTCTGTAATTCAACAGCGAATGGAGGGCTGCATGAGGTAATTACTCTTGGCGCGTTAGGACCAGAGTAAGCTTCGTTTTTGACGAACGTTTTCAAAACATTATGAGGGTTTGGGCTCATTAAATGTTTATCGCGGGAGTTACGTGCACGTTGTAGAGGTTTGTTCTGCTTATCCAAAACCACATCACGGTCAACAGGGTTGCCTTTGTTGGCCCGATCGGGTGGGATTAAATAGTTGATAAAATCCCTAGCATAACAATTATAGGTTTTTGGTGGGACGGCTGTGTTGCGTACGTCGTCCACTCTATATTTGTTTGCAGCAATGTCAGAATTGACAGATTTGCTTGGATAGACAGCTGGCTCAGATATCAATGGTGGCGAAAGAATTTGACAGGGTAAGTTATTTTCCTCGATTATACGGGGACCCTTTGGCACAAAGACTACATTAAGAGAAGATGTCGGAATAACGTTGACACGTGAACGTATGTCAGTGCTCTTTAACATGATGTCATATAAAAGAGCAGCATCCACACGCACCGATGCCATATCATCATTAATCTCCCTCAAATAAGTCTCTATATCACCCACTATGGGATCAGACTTCTTCGCTCGCAAGCGAGTTTGTATCGCTAAGAATGTACTATATTTAGTTGTTACACATTGTTGGGTACCATCAATAGATAAACTAATATCATTATGACTACGCACAATATTAACACCATCTTTCGAATATGATTTCCGTTTCAATAATCCACTACTTTCGACTAACATGGAATATTGTTTTGGGATTCTAACAAATGGAATCAAAGTTATTATGCGTCTACCCGGAATAGTACCATCAACTCTACGTTGTTCAACATGATAGAAAT